AAGCTGCTCGGCATTCGCCGCCGTCTCAGTGATGCCCAACAGCGCACGCGGCATGTTGAACGCCCGAGCGACATCTTCCACGGTCATGTTGAACGTGCTGACCAGAAGGTCATCGCCAGGCGCGACGCCCAACTGAACAGGCTTCAAGCCATTGCCCATGATCGGCGTGCCACCAGAAGCAAGCGCCTGGGACTGCTCATTCCAAGCGTCTCGCAACTGCTTCATCTGCACGCCCGTGAGCGGCAGGTCTGTAGAAAGCGCATAACTCGGGCTGGCACGGTTTGCCATGTACGAGTTCAAGAACCCCATCAACTGCACGTTGGCAGCCAGGCTAGAAGCGCAAAACTGAATCGGGCTGCGACCACGCATCAGATCGTGAATCGGAGCGTTGATCTTCAGGTGCAGGATGTCCCTTGCCGGAACCATCATCTGCGCTTGATTTCGCCCATCAGCCAAAGACGCCCAGTAGAAAATTTCACCCGACTCAGGATCGGTGTGCAGCGTGTACGAGTTGACCGGAACACTCGTGACGATCTCATACCGATTGTTGCGAGCCAGCACGGCAACCGCGTTGCCCGTCTCAAGCAACTGCCGAATCATCACGCTCATAAACTCACCGAGCGTCTGGAATGCGTTGGGGTGACGCAGCCAGCGAGTGACCGCGCTGCTCTCAACAACCTCAAACCCACCGCCCGAAATCTTGCGCTTGTGCGCCACAGGCATCAGCGTGAACGCACTCACATGAGCACCGATCGCCGCCTGCAACGCCGCTACCGACGCATTGCGCCCGCCAATCGACAGGTTGCGTTGCCACCCATCGCCAAGCGCCTCAATACCGTACCTGCCACCAAGTTCACCAGTCCCAAAGAACGGACCGCGCCAAGAGCCTTCAGCCCCTAGACCGAGCCATGACTTGACCTTGGTAGCAAGATTCATTCTGCCGCCTCATCCGTAGGCGCGTCCTCAACGACAACCTTGGGCGGGCGACCGCGACGCTTCGCTGCCGCAGGAAGCGCCTCCATGTTGCGGGTCATGTAGCCCTGCGCGACTTCTTCCGAGGTCACTTCCTCGTAGATGTCTGTATAAAAATCGTGTTGCTTTGCTTTGCCAGATGCGACAAGAACCTTGGCCTGCTCGGTCGTGATCGGCTCGGCTCGTCGTCCACCGGCGATCTGCTTCATGAAAATAGGCATCAACGCTCTCCGCAAAAATGCCCCGACCGAGATGGCCGGGGCATGCACTACAAAATGGCCGGGGCATGCACTACAAACTACTTACCAGCTGATTGCGGTCAGACCCTGAACAGCGGTCGCACCACGCATCAAGCCCCAGGAGGTCGGGGCAACCATTTTGATGCCAAGGCTGTGCGTCTGCCAGAGCGAGCGAGTCTGGAACCCGGTAGAGGCAGCGCCAGTCGAGCCAGCGGCCGCGATACCCGAGTTCACAGGCACTTGACCCGCAGTGCCGACCGCGCCGATAGCAGCTTGGGGCGAAGTGGCAGCCATCGTCGGGGCGGTGCCGTTGGCGTTGGACTCAACCACCGTGGCTACGTCCGATACGTCGAACGTCGGTGTGTCAAACGCGGTGGCAAGGGTCGAAGCGTCAACCAGAATCGCCATGCTGGCAGGAACGTGCTGCGAGGAGATCACTTCAACACCAAGCAGGCGACCGGCAGCGATTTCGTCAGCGAACGAACGCTGTCCAAGCGGGTTCATCATCAGAGACAGGCTCAGACGATTAGCCGAAGGAATCAGCAGAACAGGACGCGCACCCAGACGAGCGGCGGTCATGGCGCTGATCATGGTCTTCATATCAGCAAGGACGGCAGCCTCTCCACCACCGGCGGTGCCAGCAGCGGTGGTCACATTGTTGAGCAGACCAGCAGGACGCACACCAGTCACAGCAGCAGCAGCCGACAGCAGCGCCGAATCAAGAACCTGTGCATAAGCCTCAGACAGCGCGTCACGCAGCAGACCCTCGATAGCAGGAGTCGAACGTTCGGCAATCTCCTTCGACATGGTCGTGATAGCCGCGAGTTTGTAGCGGTTCAGACGCATCGAGCCGAAGCTGAACTGGGTCAGAGGAATGGCACCAGCTTCACCAACCCACGCCGGTTCGGTCAGGGTCGCGCCCAGCGGGTTACGCATCGGCACGGTAACGCTGTCGTATCCACCGAAGTCAAGCCGCTGCGACCTGGAAGCAAGTTCAGCGGCAACCGAAACGGTACGAAGGCTGTTCAAGAAGCCTTGATAGTCGGTGCGAACCAACTCGGCAGCCCACCCCGTGGTCGAGGTCATCGCCGGGTTGACAACAGCTTTTTGAGTGAGGTCAAACGCAGCCTTCACACGGTTATCGTCAGAGTACTGAGTGGCGATAACTTCGTCGGCGCTGGTGCGACCAGAAAAGGCGAGGAACTTGGCAGTAGCCATCTTCCACAGCAGCGAGCCGTCACCGTTGGCGTCACGCTTGATGCCACCAGAAATAACGGCAGGCGCGACAGGCGAAGCGGCAACAGCGCGATCAGCGAGAGCCTTCTCGGCTTTCTTGAGCGCGGCAACGGTGCTGGCTTGCTTCTCAACGCGGTCGCTCAGGGCTTCCACTTCGATCAGCAGCGACTGCTCGTCGGGAGCAGCTTCCAGGGCTTTGGTGGCTTCCACCAGGGCGTCTTTCATAGAAACCAGTTCGGTTTCGGACGCTTTGATGCGGTCAGAAATGTTCATGATTTGATCCTGAGTGAACGATTGGCGGCAAGAACCGCACGTTGGGCTTTGGACTGAACGTCCTCGAAAGTGCGGCCTGAATCGTCCGCGTACTCATCAACCTCGCTTGACTGGAGGTCGATGCCAAAACTTTTGGCGATCTGTACGGCCTCGCTGTTGCAGGGCACGCTGACAACGCTCGTCTCTAAAATCGAGATCTCGTGAAAATCGACCCCGCCTTTTTCGTTCTTCTTGCCCGCGCCTTTGAAGCCGATACTTGACGACAAGGGCGTGCCCACATCCAAAAGGGCGCGGATCATGTCACCAACCTGGGTCTTTGCCAGAACAAGGTCTGCCGCCAACTTATCGCCCACCATGCGGACATTGGCCCAGCGACCGATGGGTTGGTTATGGTCGTGCTGCCACAGACACAGGATGTCTTTGCCGACCTGCGACTTGAGCGCAGGCTGCATGATCCGGTCGTTAACGCGGTCGAAAGAAGAAGATGAGATGACCCAAGAACCGACGGAATCGGCCACCGTTGCAGTGGCTTTTTCTACTAGGTCAAAGTTCTTGGTGTACATGGCACGCCTTCTCAGGCGAGCCGGGATCCCGTCGCTCGGTCGGTGGGGGAGTGTTCTTGCGAACAGGCGATGGAGGACGATTCCTCGACATGCAACAGATTGTAACCGACAAGCGGTAGAAAGTGTCAAGCCCCAAGGCTAACGGGCGTCCCCGCCAGCCCTGAGAACATTAACGATCAAACCATCAGCGTCCCGACGTCGAACTCGGCAAGTTCCATCAGCACTCCGCATGCCATAACCGCCGCAACAATCGGGTCGATCCGCAGCGTGCTCTTGGATTTGTCCAGCTTTCGGTTCCCCGCAGGATCTTGAACCGCTACCGCATTGGCAGCGGCCATGTTCAACAGCGGATGAGCGCCGTGCCTGATACGGCCCTGCAAAAGCGCAGTCTCAAAATACTCAATCCGTGGTGACATCGACTGATAGCCCTGCCCGACCTCAGACCACGAAGCCGCAGACATGCCCACGCGAGCCGCAGCCGACCTGGCCTCATTGATTCGCCAGCGGTCAAACGCCACCGTGTGTAGGTCTACGCCGAGTTCCTCAAGACGAAGCCGCAAGAAATCAAAAACCCAGTCATAGTCGAGCGTGTTACCAGGGCAGGCAAACAGCTTTCCTTCATTGACCCATGACAAATACGGAGCCTTGTCCCGCGCCTCTCGCTCCCTCAAGCCCTTTTCGGGCGTAAAGACAAACGGCAGAAGGTTGATATACCCATCGTCACCCTTCGCCGCCAGCACCGCAGCGGTCAAGTCAGTCCGAAGCGACAGGTCAAGACCCAAAATCGTTACGCCCGCAGTCCTGAACACATCAAGGTCAGGCTCCGCGCCGTTTTTCTTCCAGACCGCAGGCGCTAACCACAGGCTCTCAAGACTGATTCGCTGATTCAGCAGCAGGTTACGCGCTCCTGCCTCCATACTCGG